AGTATTTGCGCCACCTGCTACTACTGTAACCACACCAGAACTAAGCACTGTACCCGCAAGTGTGCCTGCTACGCCGCCTGACATAGTAGTTGTATTACCAAAAACAGGCATGTCAGCGACAATACCGCTAGTTACATCTACACCACTTCCTATTGCCGGTATAGCGTCCCCTTGCTGCCAAGAGGTACTTAGCGAAAATGCTGATCCTGCCGTGTTTATCTCGTATGTTCCAACATCAAGCGTAGCTGCGGCTGTAGCTGAACCAGCCGTAAGCTTGCCTATATGTTCTCCAGTAGAAACCTTGATATTTGTTCCCGATACTGCATAAGTAGATGGAATTCTAATCGCCTGAGTGGTACTGCCTCCAACTGACAAAGAAGTAGAGCTAGAAAGCTTCGATGTAATTTCTGCTTGGCAGGGTGCAGCCAGTAAAAGCAAAAGGGGGATAAAGCGTTTCATGTTTAATCAGGCAATAAATACAGAGTTTCACTGATTTTCTTTGCTGTTACATTAGCTATCTTATCGACTGGCCCTTGTTCGTAGGTAACAACTAAAACTCCCCAAGCATCTTCTTTCCCTGTAATAGGACAAGCAACATTAATAAAAGCTCTGTCTAATTTGGTGCATTGAGCTAATACAAAATGTCCTATCACCTGTTCATCTCCTGGCATCCAATAACCCGTAGGAACTGGATCAACTGATGTTCTAGGGAAATTGGCAATAGGAACAATATTTCTAGCGTCAGGCCAGTCATACAACCAAACAGAACTTATGTCTCTGTTCTTGGTGAGGATTCCATTTAGCAAAGCTTCTACTTTTAGTTTCTTGCTTGGATCTTCTTCAAATAGAACGCTGATTTCCTTATCGCCTCCATCATCAACAATTTTTGATTCGTTATAAGCCTTAAAGCCAATTAGGCCTATTGCTGAAATAGCAGATAAGCCAACGATCTTCATTAAAAACTTACTCCAGTTTTGCTCTGGAGAAATAATATTTTTAACGGTTTCTATTGCAGCCTTCACGTTAGTTTGCCTGTTTGCGGATCAATTTCTTTACCAGAAATAGGATCAATACGTGGTTTATCTGGTACTAATTTTATAGGAGTCTCGACTTTGATGATGGTATAAGGGACTCCATTCCCAAATCCCCCTGCTGCTTCTGCTTTTTTCTTCTCTTCATCTGCTTTATACGTTCCATCCCCTCTTTTCTTGGCAGTTTCCAAACCAAAACTGGCTAATGCGCCAGTGAAAACACTCGCAATAAAAGTTGGATCTATACGTTCTTGCTCTCCTAGTCCAGGGATCGTTACATAATTCAACGTTAATATGAATCCCGACCAAACAACGACACCTAATCGGACAAAAGTACTAAGAACTTGCAGTTGTTCTTCTTTGTCGTCTAAACCCTCCTTCAATTTTTGCAGAGGATTCTTTTTTTTAGGCTCGTTTACTTTCTTTTCTTCCATAGAAATCAGTGGTAGGCCGTCCTACACTAGACACAATTTGTTATTTTGAACAGTGGCAGAGATTACAGCAGCAATCATTGGTGCAACAGCCAGCGTTGTCATCATGTCCCTTAGCAATATCAGCAACCGCCGAGATAGAGATACAAGAGAATTATTTAATCGACTAAATGAATTAGAAAAGACTGTAGCCAGTCATCATCCACCAGAGCGTAATCGTAAGTGGAGAGTTTAAAGAGGATCTTGCGGAAACACTTGGAAATCGCTAACAGGAAATTCTAAATGCTCCCACACATGAGAATTGGAAGCGACATCTAAAGCATGGTCAGGAGTTTCAGCTACAACAACCGTCTGGAATCCACGATCAGTAACAGAAGCATACCCAACAAAAGCAGCAGGGATACGCACCACCCATCCTCTAGGTCTGTATTTAGTGATTCCCGTGGGTTTTGATCCATCCTGCTTTTGGGTTTTTATTTTGGACTTGTGTGAGAGGGACACCAAGTATTTGTGCATCGAGAAGGCCCTCAATATCACCTTTATACGCTGCCAATTCCAATTCCCAGAGTTCTGCTTCACGTTCCTTAATAGCTCTATCTTCATCTATAGCAAGAGATTCGTTCCAATACTGAACTGCACCAGCTAACGAGTCTAATCTGTCATCATGTTGTAAAGATTGTTTATCGACAGTGATATGAGTTAACTGATGAAACAACTGGTATGCCAAGGCTGTCTCTACGGAATCATCATCTCTAGCTTTGGAATCATCTTCAATTACCGAGCGATTAAAGATCAACCGATGTTGATTCATCACTGGTTCAAGAGCATTAATAATTCTTCTCTCCTTCTGGACGTTGCTCCTAGTTGGTTCAATCGTGCAAGGATAGATCTCTCTGAGGTAAGGCTGCAATAGATTTTCCATCATGCCTTGACCAAACTGATCTTCTAAGAGAATTAGTTTTACTTTTCTACGTTTAGCTGCTTCTGCAATTCCTCTTAAGACAGGTTCGGTATAACCTTCACGGAAGGAACCCACTTCCAGTACAAATAAATTTCCATTGAGATGAGCGACAATGGAATAAGCAGTTTCATCTAAACCCTTACCTGAAGGATCTATAAACATTACGCATCCTTGGAACTCAATCCACTGTCCATGTATAAACGCTGGCCTGTGATAATAATCTCCACTAAACCCAACAGCCGGTAAATCAGTAATCCTGTACTCAGCACCAGAAGACCACACCACCTTTTCAGGTGCGTCTTGGTCAACTTCTAAAACTACTAAGTCAGATAATCTAAGAGGGAAACGATTTAGATCACTGAGTGTCGTATCTAGTTGAAACTGAAGCGTGAATTGCGACTTACCATAACTAGCTTCTCTTTCAATTAGATCTAGTTCATTAAAGCGATCAGGATCAGTTGGTTTATTAACAAGTTCAACACAGTTCTCTAGTATCATTGGTGCTAAAGCAGCACCGTATTTCTGTGGTTTCTTTGGATACCTTGAAGGCCAGATACGACATTCATATCCTTTTGTTTGCAGCTTGTTGTATATACTCTCCTCGGTTTGCGGAGTTCCGAGGAACATAATTTCTCCACCTGGTTTCAAGATCGCATTAAATTCTCCGACAGATACAATCAACTTCTCTCTCATTCCTACAGTCCAAGCTGTATTAGGAACCTCGCAGTCATCTGCAAGTATTAAATCTGCTCTACTACCAGTAAGCTGTCCAAAGATACCGACAGATTTTACTGATGGGGATTGATCTGGTGTCGCTGGTCTTACATCAAATCTATTACTCGCACTTCTTTGCTCATCCCTATCTGGTTCTAAGCACTTCAATATATCCATCTCTCTAATTAACCTTAAACAGAACTGTGCAAAGTCATCTGCTCGCATCTTGCTTGCAGATACAACCATGATCTTCTTCTGTGGATCATTCCTTAGCAGCCACAACACATAAGCTGCTGCCATCCAACTCTTTCCTACTCCCCTAAACGCTTCAATAATCCTTCTCTTTGGCCCATCCTGCATATATTCAGCTATATCTAACTGAACTGGAGTCGGATTAGGAAGTTGAAGGTGCTTCCATACGACAACTAAAAAATATCTAAAGTCATCCCTGAACTGATCAGGTAGCTGCACCCACTTCTCTTTCACTTACTCACGCCCTCTTCTTCTTAAATGCTACGACATTCTCTATATCTGGTAACTGTTTCGCTAGATCCCCAAACGCAGTACCCTCTACTGGCTGTGCACTGATCTGATTATCCTTCAAAAACTGCCTTGCTACATTCACATCTGCAACAGTCATCTCTCCAGATACCAACTTATCCATAAACCACTCCGCTAATCCCGCATGTAGATCCCCCAATACCTCTGTCGTACTCTTCCTAGCCATAACATTTCAGCAATTTCTCTAATCATACACATGTTTTGGCGGGGACTTCACCCACCACAGGAAAGTCCCCTATTAGCCCCACTGGTACAAGGCTAACTACACTAAATCCTACTCCCCAAAACCCTTGTCACCACTAAGTGTCCATATATGAATAGAAGTTATTCATTATCCCCCTCTATTAGGTATCTGTTAGAGCTCCACGGAGCACCTTTTTTATCGGAAAAATGTGAGGGGGTAACGTAGTATGTACCGAATTTTGAATCACCCCCCAGTACCTTTGTACTAGAACGACCAGAAGGGAGGGGGTGGTATGTCCTTTTTATGTCCACTTCTATTCTGGACAGATAGAAAGATAGTCATACCAAGGGGGTAGGGGGGTGGCATAACTGTTGATATGACAGTTATGCAAGATTATCACTGGATTTTCTGGGATCTTGTCGGATCTGGGGCTGATCTCACTTCATTAGATTGTCTTTGTTACCGCAAGGAACAACAATATGAACTTATATTACAATTCTAATTCAAAACCATTTATATTCTAATTGCTTTCTGATAGGTTTCTAATAGTTCAACCCACCACAATGGAACTCACTAAGAACTCACTCGACTTCATTACTAATCACTTTGGATATACACCGGAGCGAATGTCAATGAACAATCCAGACGGCACTACATCTATTGCTTACCTAATGCCATCTAAGAACGGCATGGAACCTTGGCCCATTAGTCAGATCGAAGAGTACGTCTTTTGGATGACTGGAGGTACTAAGTAATGACGACAGCAACACCAACCAAGCCAAACCATGCCCTTGATAATTGCAAGGGCCAGCTTGAGACAATCGTTGAGCTTTACATGCTCAGAGACTTGGATGATGACGAAAGGGACATCCAACAAGAAGCCATCGACATGGCTCTTGATGTCTGCTGGAAGTCTGACGACTGGCAAGCAGTAGGAGCGAAGGAAGGCTTCACACCAACTAAGGGCAGAGTGCTT